TTATATTTCAAACAACAAGAGACAATTTCAAAGATTTAAGTCTTGGAATATGATGAATTAATACTAAATGGGAATATGTTAAATTTTGACGAATTGAAGCAAAAATGCTTGGAGAATCCACCAAATCATCCCCAATTTAAAAATCTCATTCCTTATATTGAAAAATGTAATGATATTGAGGAGTTAAGAAAAATGGCCTTATCCTGGTGTTGGTCAGTCTACCACCAGGAAGATTCTAGAATTGAAATGTATAGAACCATAGAATCCTATGAAACTGGAATATATGGAGACTCTGGTTTATAAATGATGATAAATACTATTAATGGGTCTAGTTAAATACATGGCACAACCATCGAATAGATCAGAATTAGTAAATTACTGTAAGAGACAATTAGGTGCTCCTGTTTTGGAAATCAATGTTGCAGATGAGCAACTTGATGACCTAGTTGATGATGCATTACAGTTTTTTCATGAAAGACACTTTGATGGAGTAATTCAAACATATCTGAAGTATAAAATTACTCAGGATGACATTGATAGGGGAAGAGCAAGGGGAGATAATGACAAAGTTGGTATTGTAACTACTACAGAAACAACTTCAATCGTTGGCACTGCTACAACATTTACTTACGAAGAAAACAGTAATTATTTGCAGATACCACCTTCTGTAATTGGCGTAAATAAAATATATCACTTTGATGGAGCTAAAGCATCGACTCACAATATGTTTAGCTTAAAGTATCAAATGTTCTTGAATGATATTTACTATTGGGGATCCATGGAGATTCTTACATATGCGATGACAAGAAGATACCTAGAAGATTTGCAATTTCTTTTGACAACGGAAAAGCAAATTAGATTTAATCAAAGACAGGATAGACTTTACTTAGATATTGATTGGGGTAATGTCAGAGTTGGAGAGTATATGGTTATAGATTGCTATCGATTGCTAGATCCAAATACTTATGCTGGGGTTTGGAATGATTCATTCTTAAAGAGATATTTGACTGCATTAATTAAACGTCAATGGGGACAGAATTTGATCAAGTTCCAAGGGGTTAAACTTCCTGGTGGAGTTGAGTTGAACGGTAGACAAATATATGATGATGCGGAGAAAGAGTTGGAAAATATTAGAGAGGTTATGTCCAACACATATGAACTTCCACCAATGGATATGATTGGATAATTATGTTAAATCCATTTTTTATACAAGGAACTGCCGGGGAACAAAACCTCATACAAGACTTAATTAACGAACAATTAAGAATGTATGGAGTAGAAGTTCATTATATGCCAAGATCATTTATTACTGAGAATAGTGTTATTCGCGAGGTTATTGAATCTTCATTCGAGTCGGCATATCCAATAGAAGCATATATTCAAAACTATGAAGGATATGCTGATAATCCAGTTCTTCTTTCTAAGTTTGGTATTGAACAGACACAAGAATTGACTTTTGTTATTTCCAAAGAAAGATGGGAAAATTACATCGAACCTCTGGTTAGAGATAAACCCGATGTGAGATTGTCAAGTAGACCAAAAGAAGGGGATTTAATATATCTTCCTCTAGGAGATCGTTTGTATGAAATTAAATATGTAGAGCACGAAAAACCATTCTACCAACTCCAAAAGAACTATGTTTATGAGTTAAGATGTGAACTCTTCCGCTACGAAGATGAAGTCATTGATACTGGTGTCATGGAAATTGATGACAATTTACTTGGGAATGAAACTGATGGATATGATTATGATGGAAATTCTACCATGCTTGGTCCAACACAAACAGTAGCCGTTTCTGGTGTTGGTGTCACTGCAAGTGCAATTACAGGTATTGTAGATGGAGGAATTCAATTCGTAAGCATTACAAATCGTGGAGGTGGATATTCGGATCACCCAACTGTTGGATTCTCATCTGCACCAGTAGGAGGAATTACTGGTATTGCAACAACAAGAATGATTAGTGGATTCAGAATATGCAATCTGAATACGAATAAAAGTTTAAGATCTGTTCAAGCGGTAGATCTATCAAATGCTGGAGCAGGATATACTGTCGCTCCTGGAGTAAGATTTATTGGTGGAGACGGCAAACATGCTTCTGGAATTTCATCAATTGGTGATGGAGTTGTTGGAGTTATTACGGTTACTAATCCCGGATCCGGTTATGTCGTTTCGCCAACAATCACCTTTACTGGAGATTCCATAGTATCTGCAGCAGCGACGGCGGTTATTGGGGATGATGGTGACATCATCGCAATTAACATTACCAATGCTGGTTTAGGATATACTCAGGCACCTACAATCACAATTTCAGATCCATATATGGGTGCTACTGGAAGTTTCCAGTTCAACGAAGTTGTGACG